GTTCAAGGTTCACAAACACAACTTAATACTCAGACCTTAAATATTGAAGATAAAAACCTATTAATAGCAAGTGGGGCAGCTGATTCAGCGGCAGCTAATGGTGCAGGTATTACAATTGATGGTGCCAATAAATCTTTAATTTGGGACCATGATGATTCAAACTTCTTATTTGATGCAAGAGTAAGTTCATCAGTTGGATTTGTTGGAGATGGTAGTGGATTGACGGGTGTAACTGCAAATTCAGTTGCATTTAATAGTATAACAAGTAAACCAACTTTATTAAGTGGTTCAAAACAAATAACTGATTTCGGATTTATAAGTGGTTCGGATTTAGATAGATTACACTTATATACTGCATCTGCAGATATTAGATTAAGTAACTTAGAAACAACTACTGCATCTTTAGATAGTAGATTAGATGTAGAAGAAGGTAAAAGTACAACTATTGAAACAGTAACTTCATCTTTTGATGGTAGATTAACAAATATAGAATCTACAACTTCATCATTGGATGGTAGATTGGATAATGTAGAATCTACAACTTCTTCATTAGATACTAGATTAACTCGTGAGGAATCGAAAAGTACAACACTTGAAGGTGTAACTTCTTCACTAGATTCTAGGTTAGACATTGAAGAAGCAAAAAGTACAACACTTGAAGGTGTAACTTCTTCACTTGATTCAAGATTAGATAATGTAGAAAGTACTACATCCTCATTTAGTGGTAGATTAACTAATTTAGAATCAACTACATCATCTTTGGATAGTAGATTGGATAATGTTGAAACTATTACATCTTCATTTGACCAAAGATTAGGTAGATTACAATTAGAAACTGCTTCAATTGATACTAGAATAGATGGTATTGATACAATAACCGCATCATTTGATAGTAGATTAGACCAAGTAGAAACATTTACAGGTTCACAAGATAATAAATTTACAAATATACATCTAACAACTCAATCTTTAGATAGTAGATTAGATAACGTAGAAACTACAACTTCTTCACTTGTAAGTAGAGTAGACCAATTAACAACATTCACTGGTTCAGTTGGAACTGCTGCGTTCTTCAACGTAACAAGTTCTATTTTCAACGATACAACTGTTGTACCAACTGCAGCTGCAGTAAACGATGCAATCGTATCTTCTGGTGGTGGTGATGTTACATCGGTTGGTGCAGGTTTAGGTTTAAGTGGAGGTGGTGTAAGTGGTGATTTAACTTTAGCGTTAAATACTGGTTCATCACACTTTATAAATGCAGTTACTGCCAATGCAGGTGCTACCGATATTTCTTCATTGAATTCATATACTGCATCAAACGATACAACAAATTCAGGTCAAGATACAAGATTGAATCAACTAGCAGCAGCAACTGGTTCATACTTAACTTCACATCCAAGTATAAGTGCAGGTTCAAATATATCACAAGATAATTCTAATGGTACTGTAATACAAGATTTAACAATTACATTAGATTCTAATGGTCATGTAACTAGTTCAACTGCAACAACTGTTGATTTAGATGGAAGATATTATACAGAAACAGAATCAGATACATTGTTTACTAAAAAATTAGGACAAGGTATAATCTCTGGTTCACAACAGGTAATCGATTTTGTTGTAGCTTCTGATTTAGATATGGGTGGTAATAAAGTTCTCTTTGGGAATGTTTATTCTACTGAAGGAGATTTACCAAACGCATCAACTTATCATGGTATGTTCGCTCATGTTCATGGAACTGGTAAAGGATATTTTGCACATGGAGGTAATTGGATAAAACTTATAGATGAATCAAGTTCAAGTACTTCTAACTTATCAGAAGGTTCTAATCTATATTATACAGATGCAAGAGTAAAAACTAAATTAACTGCTGAAACCGTAATAAGTGGTTCTGGTCAAGTAGTACTACAAAGTGCAGATAAGACAGGATTTACAGGTGCTAGTTCTATCACAACTGTTGGTACTATTGGAACTGGTACTTGGCAAGGTACAGTAATTGACAAAACATATTTAGATGATGAGGTTTATAATACATCATTAAATTCATATACTGCATCTAATAATGTTGATATTACAAACTTAGAATCATTTACATCATCTGTTGAAACTGCAATTGCATTAGATTCAAGTAATGTAACAATTCTTGGTAACTTAACAGTTCAAGGTTCAACAACTGAACTTGATGTAACTAACCTTAATGTTGCAGATAAAAATATTCTAATAGCAAGTGGGGCAGCTGATTCAGCAGCAGCTGATGGTGCTGGTATTACAATTGGTGGTGCCAATGAAACTTTAACATGGGTTCATTCAGATTCAAGATTCTCATTCTCAGATGATTTGCATGTTGTTGGTAATATAACACTAAGTGGAACAGTAGATGGAATCGATATTTCAGCAATAGATACTGATGATGTTTCTGAAGCAACAAATAAGTATTATACAGATGCAAGAGTAAAAACTAAGTTAGATGCAGAAACAGTAGTTAGTGGTTCATCACAAGTATTAGGTATTTTAAGTTCATTAAACACCTACACATCTTCTAATGATACAACTAATAACACACAAACAGATAGATTAAATCAATTATCCACAGAAACAGGTTCAATTACTACTGAACAAGCTTTACAAGATACTAGATTAAACCAACTTGCAGCTGCAACATCCTCATATTTAACTTCTGTTGATATTTCATCTGATACAAATTTAGCAGTTTCTGATACTAATGAAGTTAATATGATATTAACTGGAGATACTCTCTCTGCTGAACTAATTGGTGGAGTAGTAAGTGGTTCATCACAAATAACTATCGGTGGAGATGCAACTGGTAGTGCTAATGATATTAATGTAATTGCTATAAATGGAGTTGCTATTAGTAATGCTGAAGCATCTCAATTGGCAAATATAAATTCAGTAACAATATCAAATACTCAATGGGGTTACTTAGGTTCATCTAATCAAGGAATTGCAACAAGTGATAATGTACAATTTGCTAAAGTTGGTGTAGGTGGAGCAAGTGATGCAACATACGAATTAAAAGTAACGGGTGATGTTGGGGCAACGGGAGATATTGTTGCATACATCTCATCTGATAAAAGATTAAAAGATAACATTCAACCAATCGAAGGGGCTTTAGATAAAGTTTCTCAAATAAGTGGTAACACTTTTGATTGGAATGAAGAGAAACAGAATATTTATAAAGGTAAGGATTATGGGGTAATTGCTCAAGAAATTCAAGAAGTAATGCCAGAACTTGTAGATACAAGGGATAATGGTTACCTTGCAGTAAAATATGACAAAATTGTTCCTTTACTGATTGAATCAATTAAAGAATTGAAAAAAGAAATCGAGGAACTAAAATCTAAATAGAATTTTAGTTAAATGGCACAGACAATAAAATTAAAACGTTCTTCAACCGAAGGTAAAGTACCCTCTACTTCACAACTTGCCTTAGGCGAAATAGCAATAAACACATACGATGGTAGAATATTCTTTGAAAAGAACGATGGTTCTGCTACCATACAACATATAGTAACTACCGATTCCATTACAACTGGTTCAATTTCTATTATAGGAAATTTAACAGTAGATGATATTACTATTGATGGTTCTACAATTTCAGATGCTGGTGATTTTATTTTAGATGTAGGTGGAGATATTACATTAGATGCCGATGATGCAGATGTACTTCTTAAAGATAATGGTATTGAATATGGTAGATTTAAAAGAGATAACTCAAATTTCATAATTAAATCATCAACGAATGATAAAGATATTATATTCAGAGGAGTTGATAATACTGTAACCATAGATGCCCTTACCTTAGATATGTCTAATGGAGGTTCAGCAACATTCACAGATGATATCGATTTTGGTGGTAAGATTACTCAAACTGGTACAGGTGCTAATACACTTGCAGGTAGATTAGATGTAGATAATACAACTCAATCAACAAGTAAAACGACTGGGGCATTAGTTGTAGATGGTGGTGTTGGTATAGTAAAAACACTTAATGTTGGTGAAGATGTTGTTGCATACGCTTCTTCAGATGAAAGATATAAAGATAATGTTACACCAATCGAAAATCCAAACGAAAAACTAAAACAAATCGGTGGATATACTTTTGATTGGAATAATAAACACGAAGTATTCAAAGGCCAACACGATGTTGGTGTAATTGCACAAGAAATAGAAAAAGTATTACCAGAGATTGTAGAAACAAGAGAAAGTGGATATAAAGCGGTAAAATACGAAAAGATAGTAGCCCTACTCATTGAATCAAACAAAGAACTTCTTAAAAGAGTAGAAGAGTTAGAATCAAAAATCAAATAAATGTACGATATTTATTACACAACTGGCGGTGGTCCTTATACCAACGCAGGTTCTGATAAATGGGTAAATGATTGGTTAGAATTAATTGTACCAAACTTAAAAGTAAAACCCATACTTCTTATTCATAGAAATAAACCAAATAATTTTGATGAAATTGGATATCAATTTCCAATCGAAACTTATTGGCATGGAGATGATATAGAAAAGTTTGAAGAACTTTGTAATGGTGCCAGAAGAATCAATATACTTCATGGACATTATACACCAATGAAATGTATTATAGATAATAAAGATAAGATACATTCAAACATACTACATAATTCAGTAGACCATATACTAAAATCAACAATGGGAACAGATTCAAGAGTTGTTCATGCACCATATATGGATTCTACATGGGAAAAGGAAGTTGTTGAATATAGTAAACATAATATATGGGTTGGATTATTTGATATTCCCATATCTGATAAAACAATTACCAATCACTATGAGTTTAAAAGGAATTGGGAGTTATCAGAATCGAATACAATAGGATTCTGTGCAAGACCAGAAGGAAGAAAGAATGTACATTTTTTAGATGGGTTAAAATCATTTATGTTTACAGAGGCATTAGAAACAATGTATTTTTGGAAAGGTGGACAAAAACTAGATTTGAGTAAATCCAAAATATATCATTACAATTCTGAGTTTAAAGATACATTTTATAAAAAAGATTGGGGAGTATCTCATTCATGTTTCTTATATGAACCATTTGGATATGGTATATTTGAAGCAGTAGATTATGGAAAACTTCCAATTTTACATGAAACTTGGTGTAAAGATTTTGATTATCCTTATCGTGCATCGTTTAAAAACGATTTTAATGATATTTATAACAAGATATGTGAAACACCATATAAAACGAAATTAGAGTGGTTTAGGAAACTAAAATCATATATGATAGAAAACTATTCTGATAAAAATAAATGGATATCATCGTTAGTTGATATTTATAATATATAGGAAAACATTATGCCATCATTATCATCAGGAGATACTTTAAGTTTAAAACAATTAGGAACAGCAGTTAGAACAACATCAACTGGTAGTGGTGTTTCATTAAATGCCATTCAAACAAGTATTGATGCAACATTAGATGGTGTAACAAGACAACTTTCAGATTTTGCTGGAGATTCTGTTGATGGTATCTCTGGTTTTACATATGTAGTAGAAAATACATCAGAAACATATAGATTAAACTTTAGTGGTACTGGTTCAAGATTTACAGATGGAATAGCAGACCAACCCACCAACTTTAAATGGAGTGTACCTGCTGGAAGTAACTTGAGTGTAAGTGAAAACGCTGGTGAAACTGCAGTATTTGCTGCTAGTGAAATGTCAAACGCGGGAACACAAACTGAATTACAAACAGTTGCAACACACACAGTAAGGGTTGTATTTGATGATACCTTCAACGGTCATATGAGTAACTTTGGTTCTAATAGAGATAAAACTGTTTATTCTGTTGATTCATATGATAACAACGCATCTGCTTTATGTTTAACTGCTGATTCACCAATCACAAAATGGGATGGTAGTATTGTAGAAGTTGGGGATTTAGAAGAAGGAGATGAGTTAGTAGGATATAATCCAAATAACCTAAACCTAGATTCAGATGAAGATTTCTTTGAATGGAATGCAAGAGATGTACTAGGTGAATTCGAAAAAGTAAAGGTAAAAGATATTATTTATTCATTCGCATCATCATATTATAATATTAATGATGGTGAAATAACTGCAACATCTGAACACCCAATGTTAGTTTGGGATAAAGCTGATTCAATTTATAGATTCAAAGAAATGTTTAGATTACAAGTAGGAGATAGATTGATTAAAGCAGCAGGTGGAATAAAAGATGGTTTAGTTGAGGTAAATGTAGATAAAATTGAAATAGTAAAGGAAAGTGTAGAAATCGTATCAATAAATGTAGAAGAAGTAGATACCTATTTAGTAAATGGATATGTAACTCACAACAAAGGTGGTAATTCACATACAGATATAGCCGCACCAAGTGCAGTGACTGGGTTGGCTTATAATAGTCCAACACTTAGTTGGACAGCTTATAGTGGTGCAACTGCTTATGATTTCCAAGTATCTACCGCAAGTAACTTTAGTAGTACTGAGGCAAATGAAACAGAATGGAATCAAAACTCAGCTGAATTGCAACAAGGATATAGTTTGGTTGCTGGTAATACATACTATGCTAGGGTTAGAGCTATAAAAAGTGGATTGGCAGGGGCTTATTCAAGTACTTTAACATTTACAGCTTAAAATTAGCGTTTGAGAAAAAAACTTATATTTATATATACACAATAAACATTTTAAATTATATATCAAAATGGCTGAAATAAAGTTTACAGAAGAAGAACTAGGGAAAATTAATAACCTTAGACAACAAATTGGTCAATCTTTTGCACAATTAGGACAACTTCATTTAGAAAAGAAGAGAAGAGTACAAGAGGTTGAAACAGAGTTAGGATTGGTAGAAGCCAATTATAACAAATTAGTGGTAGATGAACAAGAATTATTCACAACACTAAATAAAAAATACGGAGATGGTAATTTTGACCCCCAAACGGGTGTATTTACACCATCTGAAGAAAAAACTACTGAACTCGTAGAAAGCGAGAAGTAATTTTTGTGTTTTAGAATTATTTAATAATACTTATATGTGTATCATTACACAAACTTGATAATAGGAGTAAAATAAAATGGCAGAAAAAATAGTATCACCTGGTGTATTTACAAGAGAAAATGACCTATCTTTCCTTTCACAAGGAATTGGAGAAATAGGAGCAGCAATCATAGGACCAACACATAAAGGACCTGCGTTTGTACCTACTGTAATAAACACACAATCAGATTTCAATGAAATCTTCGGTACACCTGATGGGTCAAACTATACAGGATATACCGTACAAAATTATTTAAGAGAAGCAGGAACAGTAACAGTAGTAAGAGTTGGTCACTTAGGTGGTTATACTCAAACTAATGGTATTGCCCTTAAAATTAGTGGTTCTGATGGAGGAATCGTTGTAGCTGGAACACTATTCAATTCAAGTGGTTCAGATGCTTCAGTTGGGTTTAACCTAAATGGTTCAGCTTCAATTGATTCACAACAATCTGCATCGGCATTTTCATTAAGTGGTTCATTTGGAGAAATATCTTCTTCAGTATTGTACACTGCAGGAAATGATATCGCTGATGTATTTGGAGAATCACCATATGGTTCAAAAACAGCTTATTCATATAACTGGTTCCAATCAGCTTCATATGACCAAAGAACATATATCTCTGATAGTGGTTCTCAAGTAATTGCAGAACAACTACCGGCTCAATTGTTTACAAACGATGTACAACATGCTACTACTCCATATATCGTTTCTCAATTGATTTCTGGAGAAAGACATAACTTGTTTAGATTCCATACTTTAGGTGATGGTACATACACGAATCAACAAGTATTAATTTCTATATTCAATGTAAAAGAAGCTGGTTCTTCTAATGCTACTGATTATGCTACATTCTCAATTGCAGTTAGAAAATTTGGTGATACTGATAAAAGAAAATCAGTACTAGAAACATTTAACAATGTAAACCTAGACCCTGCTTCACCTCAGTATATTTCAAAAGTAATCGGAGATAGAAACGTATCAATCGATGCTAATGGAAAACAAACTGATAGTGGTGATTATAGAAATAACTCAAAATATATTAGAGTAGACGTAAATAGTGGATTCCCTGTCACTGCTGGACCGTTTGGTCATGGTGCATACACTAATCCAATTAAACTTACAACTGAAACAGAATTATCTGCAGTTAAGTTTAAAACTAACTCTGACTCTAACAATTCATCTAACAAACTAAACTACTCAGGTATCGATTTAGAAACTGCAGTAGTAAAGAAAGATAACCTTAATTATCTTGCTCCTCTACCAACAAACGCTGGTGAAGGTTCAAATGCTGTATTTGCATTTGATAGTACATTATCATATGAACTGACTGGTTCAACTGATTCTAGTGCTAAGGCAATCGATGTTGCTAAGAGACAATTCTCAGTAGCATTTCAAGGTGGGTTTGATGGATGTGCACCAACAATATCTCCTTACTTAGGAGGAACGATATCTGCTGGTAACTCTCAAGGATTTAACTTATCTAGTTCAACTGCAAGTGGTTCAGTTGCTTATGTAAAAGCAATCAACGCAGTATCTAATCCAGATGATTTCGATATCAACTTGGTATCTGCACCTGGTGTTGTAAGAAGATTACACTCTTATGTATTTGATAAGATTGTAGATATGGTAGAAGCTAGACAAGATGCATTCTTTATCGGTGATGTAACTGCCCAAGATGATAGTATAGGACAGGTAGTAACACAAGCTGAGGCAATCGATTCTAATTATGTAGGTACATATTACCCGTGGGTCAAAACAATTGATGGAAATACTAACAAATTAACGGCAGTTCCCCCATCAACATTACTACCTGGTATTTATGCTGCAAATGATAGAGTTGCTGCTGAGTGGTTTGCACCAGCTGGTTTAAACAGAGGTGGTATCGTAGGTGCTGTTTCTGTACTAAACAGATTAACACATGCTGAGAGAGATACTTTATATGAAGGAAAAGTTAACCCAATTGCTCAGTTCCCAGGCGAAGGAATTGTTGCTTTCGGACAAAAAACTTTACAAGATAAGGCATCAGCTTTAGATAGAATCAACGTAAGAAGATTGTTAATCAAAGTTAAGAAGTTTGTTGCAAGTACTTCGAGATACTTAGTATTCGAACAAAATACGGCACAAACAAGAAGTAGATTTATTAACACAGTACAACCTTATTTAGAAGGAGTACAACAAAGACAAGGGTTATATGCATTTAGAGTTGTAATGGATGAAACTAACAACACTCCAGATGTAATCGATAGAAACGTTTTAGCAGGTCAAATATTTTTACAACCTACAAAAACGGCTGAATTCATTGTAATTGATTTCAACATTCTACCGACTGGGGCATCATTCTCAGCTTAATTAAATGAAAAAATAGAAACTATATATTTATATTAGTAATAGGAGATAAACAAAAATGGCAGAAGTATTAGAATTTAACGATATGTTTTATACCAACTTCGAACCGAAGATGAAAAATAGATTCATCATGGAAATCGATGGTATCCCTTCATATCTTATCAAAACAGCTAACAGACCTTCAATTCAGTTTGAGGTTGTAACTCTTGACCACATTAACGTTAAGAGAAAACTTAAAGGAAAAGGTGAGTGGCAAGATGTAGAAATAACATTATATGACCCAATTGTACCAAGTGGTGCACAATCTGTAATGGAATGGGTAAGAACATCTCACGAATCCCTAACAGGTAGAGATGGATATGCTGATTTCTACAAAAAAGATATCAACTTTTATATGTTAGGACCTGTTGGTGATAAGATTGAACAATGGACTCTAAAAGGTGCATTTATCAACAACGCAGTGTTTAATGATGTTGACTGGAGTTCAAATGACCCGGCTGAAATCTCACTAACACTATCTTATGATTACGCAATCCTAGAATTCTAATACTAATAATATATTGAAGGAAGAAGGTTCTCTTAGTGAGAACCTTTTTTTATGTCCAATTTCTAACTTTTTAATTTTTATATATTTATATACAAACAAATAAATTAACGTTATGGCAAAATACGAATTTCCAACAGAGGTTATTGAACTCCCATCTAAAGGGAAAGTTTATCCTCAAGACAACCCATTATCAAAGGGTAGAGTAGAAATCAAGTATATGACTGCTAAAGAGGAGGATATACTTGCTTCACAAAATTTGATAAGAAAGGGGGTGGTGCTCGATAAGTTGTTTGAATCAGTAGTTGTTGATAAGGATATTGATATTAATGATATTGTAGTAGGTGATAAGAATGCAATTCTTCTCGCTACTCGTATTCTTGGATATGGTGCTGAATATAAAGTAGAAATTACTGACCCATTTACAGGCGAACAACAACCAACTACAATAGATTTATCTAAAATTCAAACAAAAGAAGTAGATGAATCAATACTAACTTCAAGTAATTTGTACGAATTCGAGTTACCAAAAGCAAAAAAGAAAATTAAGTTTAAATTACTTACACATAAAGATGAAACTGATATCAATGCAGAAATTGCTGCATTACAAAGATTACAAAAAGGAAAATCAGACGTAAGTAATGATGTTACAACTAGATTAAAATATATGATACAAGAGGTTGATGGGAATCAAGATAGAGGATTCATCAATACATTTGTACTAAATGGCTTATTGGCTTTGGATACAAGGGCATTACGAGCTTATGTTAAACAATTAAGTCCAGATATGGACATGAAGTTCAATTTCGTATCGAACATCACGGGTGAAGAGGAGGCTCTCGATATCCCCTTTGGGGTATCGTTTTTTTACCCTTCCGAATGACTATAGTATCCAGCTCCATGGTCAAATATGGGAGATGGTTAACTATGGTAATGGGTTTACTTGGAATGATGTTTACTTCATGCCTATCCATTGGAGAAGGTTCTACTTCAAGAAATTAGTAGATGCCAAGAAAAAGGAAAAAGAAGAATACGAAAAATCCTCTAAGAAATCAAGAGGACCAAATGTAAGAGTGAGGAAGTAAATTTCCTCACTTTTTTTATGCTCTATATTTATATAAGAAGAATTACATAGGAGAAACATATGTCAAAAGAAAAAACAAACGAAGGATTATTTGGTACTGCCAAAAAGTTTAGTGATTCATTCTTTAATGGATTACAAAAAAACACCCATGATAAGTTTATTCAGAGGGCTAGAAAAGCTGGTACTCCAAAAGTATTAACTGATAAAATGGAGAAAATCAGAAAAGAAAAAGCTGAACTCGATGCACTTATCAAAAAATATTCTAAATAAGGAGTATAAATGGCTGACGAAAGAAGTAGATTAGAGTTCCTAAAACAAATAGAGAACGCAGAGGCACGAATCAAACGTGCAAAAGATTCTACTGTCTTAAGCCAAATAAAAATAAATAAATACATTGATGAACAGAAGGCAAAAATAGTTGCCCTGGCAAAAGAGTTAAAGAAAGCTAATCAAGATACTCTTAACGAATATTCTAGTATGGAACAAAGTATAGGTTCTATATCAGGTGCGTATGGTAAACTTAGAGATAATCAAAAAGCAGCATTAGATTTAGCAGCAGGTGATGATAGGTTTACTGGTAAAAAATTACAATCACTACAAAAAGTTCAAGATTACAATCAACAAATATCTCAATTAGGAAGAGATGATATTCATCAAAAAGCAGCATTGTTGAGTATGCGTGATGAAGAAATGGCTAAGATTGGTGAAGGTATTCATGGTAATACTAAAATCTTACAAACTCTTAAAGACCAAAATTCATTAGCAGAAGATTATTCTAACCTCACCGATTTCCAAAAATCACAAATGGAAAATACCCATAAGGTATTAGAAGGTATAAAGGGTAGTATAAGTGGAGTATTGGATGTATTCAGTACACTTACATCAGGCCCATTGGGTATGTTAGGTACTGGTCTTATTGGAGCTGGATTTGCAATTGAGGCATTAGGAAAATCTGCTAAACAACTAGGAACATTCTTTACAGAATCTACAATGTCCGCAACAGTATTAGGACTTGTATTTGAAGATGCATTGGAAGTTGCCAAAGGATTGGCAAATGAAATGGGTGGTGTTGAAAATGCAACATTTGGTGCTCAACTTAAAACAAATTTACTAGCAACCAACTTAGGAATAGGTGGTGGTGAAGCAGCAAAATTAGTTGGAACATTTGCTAGATTAGGTGATGGAACAGCAGCCGCAGGTGCTGATATGTTATCACTTGTTAAATCTGCATCGATTGCAAATGGTGTAATTCCTGCTGCAGTTGCGGGAGATTTAGCAGCAAATACTGAAAAGTTTGCTGAGTATGGTAAAGATGGTGGAAAGAATATGGTTGAAGCTGCAATTGCGGCTAAGAAACTCGGTTTAGAAATGTCATCATTAACAAACGTTACTGATGGATTATTAGATATAGAAAACTCCCTAACATCAGAGCTCGAATTAGGAGCAATGTTAGGTAAAAATATTAACTTCGAAGCAGCAAGAAGATTAGCATATGAAGGAGAGATAGGTTCAGCAGTTAAATCAGCAATAGAACAATTAGGTGGTGTTGAAGAATTTAACAAAATGGATATCTATCAGAAGAGAGAAGCTGCAAAGGCCTTAGGTGTTTCAGTAGAAGAACTTCAGAAGATGACATCCAATATGGATAAGTTAAACGCTGATGGTTCTATACAACAATCTCAGTTTGATATGATGAAAGAATCATTATCTGCAATTGCCAAAGGACCATTAGGTAATATGGTAAAAGGATTAGGTTCAGCTGCAGTTGCGGCTGGTCAAATGGGATTCAATGTTGCCGGAACTGCCAAACAACTTAAAAATAAGGTATTTGAAAAAGTAGGTTCACTATTTGGTGGTGGAGCACCTGCTTCTGGTAAAACACCATCTGTTGCAAAAACCCCAAAAGTTCCAAAAGGTGGTGGAGATGCAATCGGTGGAAAAGGAAGTATAACACAATCACTTGGTAAAATAAACATGAGTGCGGTACTAAAAGGAGCAGCGGCTTTATTAATAGTTGCAGCTGCAGTATTCGTGTTTGGTAAAGCAGTTCAAGAATTTATGAAAGTTAGTTGGAGTGCGGTTGGAATGGCGGTAGTATCTATGTTGGCTCTAGTTGGTTCAGTTGCTTTATTAGGTGCTATTATGAGTAGTGGAGTTGGAGCAGTTGCAATTCTTGCAGGTGCAGCCGCTATGTTGATTGTTGCTGGGGCTATGTTTGTTCTCGGAAAAGCAATACAAGAAATAGCAAAAGGAGCTGGTGTTGATTTCGCAACACTTGGTACTCAGTTATTGGCATTTGGATTGGCAGTTGTACCTCTTGGATTAATGGCTCTTCCAATATTCTTTGCATCGGCGGCATTAACTACACTAGGTATTGGTTTAACTGCATTTGGTATAGGATTACGAATGATACCATTTGAAACCTTAAACTTAGTAAAAGATACACTTACTAATATAGTACCACTAACGAGTGGAATAATATCACTTGCAGCAGGAATCACCGCATTGGCTGGTTCACTTTCATTATTAGGAATAGCTGGAATTGCTGCTTTACCTGGTCTGATGGCCTTATCAATGGTAGGTGGTATTAGTATGGCCTTAGGTGGATTGTTCGGTGGTGGTGAAAGTGAAGGTGGAGGTGATTCAATGGAAGCCTTACTCACAGAGATTCAAGGATTAAGAGCAGATTTAAATGCTGGTAAAGTTGCAGTTTACATGGATGGAACAAAGGTTTCGAGTGGAATTAAAAACGTAGTTAATGGAACAAAAGTTAACTCATATGGATTATAAGATATGCCAACAATATTAGAATTATTTCAAAGTAGTGGATTAAAAGATTCAGTTAAGGCGGATAACGAAACTCTAGTAGAACAAGAAACTAGTGGTATCAGAGTTAAATCCTTAGTTGAATTAAACAATCCTATCTTATATGGTAACGAATCTATTCGTATCGTAAATAGAACTACTGAAGCGGTTGAAAAACAAAGAACTGCAAATAGTTCAGCACCTGCTGATGGTGGATTAATTGGTAAAGGATTGGGTAAATTAACTGGTGGAAAGGTAAATTCTATATCAGAGGCTAGAGATAAAGTAAATAGTACACTTGGAATACCCGTTAATTTGATTCCTACTGATGTTGCTAAAGGTTTAGTAGGTAAGAACCCCGTCAACACTTCAATCACCTTAGAAGAGATTAGATTAGGTGGTGCTGGAACTGGTCTTGGTAAATTTTTAAAATCAACTGGTGGTGGAAATCCATCTGCAATTGCAAAACAAGCAATCGGTAAAGGAATTGATTTAGTAAAAGGAGAAATCAGAGGAGCATTATTTGGTAAAAGAGGACCTGATGAACCTGCACAAGGTGAATATAAAAACCTAATACCTGATTATGGTAATGTAATAGCAAATAGACAAGATATACAAGAAAAGAAACCACAAAAAGAAGGTGGATTTACATATTCATCTACTGTTGATATATCTGCAGAGGCAATCGAAGATAGAAACGATATGTCAACCAAACTTGAATATGTGAAATCATTGTATGAAAAAGGTATTTTTGGTACACCTCCATTAACAATTGCTAAAAATATTCAAATATCTGAAAATAAATTTAATGATGATGAAACTCGTTCAGGTAAAAAACCAAATCTTTATACTAAAGCATCAGAAGATTTAGTAATAGATGATTCACAAGATTTAACAATCAATATAGATAAAGTATCATATACACCAACAAGAGGTGAAGGAAAAACATTTGGTGGAAAATATGGATTTAGATTTAAACCAAGTGATAATTTTGATGGAGATGATTTTGATAAACAAAGAGATTTAGAAAACAAGTACTCAACAAATGATGATGTTATTGGAAGAACATTAGAAGGTGTAAGGGGTATGACAAATAAAAAAGATATTATAAATCAATCACCAGTATCAGATGAAGATATCTTAGTTGATGGAGGAACTCCATTAGAAGATTTTGATTTAATACCTCTTGTAATTAAAAATACTTATAGTGGAAAGAGAGCACACTTCAGATGTTCTATAAATGGACTTACAGAAACGACTTCACCTTCATGGGATAGTTCTAAGTTTTTAGGAAATCCATTCAACCTATACACTTACAGCGGTGTAGAAAGAAGTGTAAACTTTAACTTACAGTTGTTTGCACTAAATGCAAATGAATTAGTTAATAATTGGGAAAAATTAAAATTCTTAACTTACTTATGTTATCCAACTGGTTATCAAAGTGAAAGTATAGGATATGTAATACCACCATTTATAAAATTTACATTAGGTGATATGTACAATCAAAAAGATGGATTTATTGAAAGTTTATCTTATACGATACCAGATAGTGGTGTATGGGAAACAGGACAAGGTAATGCAGTGGTTGATAATGAGTTTGTAAATAAGTTTAATACTAAAGAACTAACAGTAAACGATTTAAAAGGTTATAAATTACCTAAATTTATAGATGTATCAATAACAATTAAATTTGTTGAACAAAGAAGTACGACTGGTTTAAGTAAAATGTATAGTTTTAAATCAATAACATAAGATGAGTAGATACGATAATAACGAAACGAAAAAACTTGGTGATGGTAGAGTGGTATATAGAAGTAAAATATATCCACAAATCCCTCTAAGAGATGATGATATCTATGTAGTAACTCAGACTGGTGATAGATTAGATACACTTGCAAATCAATATTATAATGATTCTAGTTTATGGTGGATTATTGCAGCTGCTAACAAAATACATAATGCATCTGTTGCATGTGAAGATGGAACAGTTCTAAGAATTCCACAAAATTACATAGAGATTAAGAATAACTTTAACAAATAAGTGATATGTCATTTAGTTACTTTTCAAGTCCAGAAGGATATATAAAATCAGAAGTAGATAAACGTAAAGGAAATATCCTATACGCAAGTAAACTCAATGCTTGGATTCGTGTTACTTCTGGTGTTGGTGCTGGAATGATTATAACATCAAACCCAAACTTACCTTTATTTTATGCTGCAAATGCTATCTATGGTGGTATTGGTGCAGAATCTGGTGGAGCTAGAACAGTTACAACAGAGGATGAAGAAGGTAATACGAAATTAACTGATTTACAAGGTAATGAAATTGATTTTAAAGATAATAGATGGGGTAGACCAAGACCAATTATTAGTGGTATTGATATAAGTGAAGGAAATAATGGATTATCAAAAAAATGTGAATTACAGATAACTTGTTTTTCATTAGCACAGATGTTAGAGATTCAACAAAAATTTGGAGAACCGGCACACTCTGTTTTTCTTGAATTTGGTTGGAATACTGCTAAAGGAGTAGAGGGTATAGTTGATGTACGAGATATTGCACAAGTTGTATCCATGAGAAACTTAGATTCAATCAAAGCAGTTAGAGAAAAAGCTGCTGGTCAATATGATAACTTCTTGGGTAGAATTACTGGTGGAGGAATTTCAATTGAAGGTGGTGAAAAATATATAGTAACAACAAAGATAACAGGTGTTGGTGATTTAGCAGCATATCTTCAAGGTCAAAAACCACCAAGTGATACTGAAAATAAAACAAACTTAGGTGGTAAATCATTTTGGTGGACAGGTGGAACTATTAATGATAAAAAAAGACAGTTCCAATATATGTTTAATGATTTACCTGCATACAATAGAACTGATGATGTAAAGGCATTAGTTGATAATGAATATTTTACAAAATCCTATAACTTTATAAACTTTGATGAAGAACTTAGAGAAGATATGGGAGATGAAACTGTTGATACAAATATCAGACATCCTGAAGGAGGTAAAGTTGCTATACCTGGTAACACCCCATTAATTGGAAATGAAAGATTTGTAAAGTTAGATGTATTACTTTCGCTGATAACACTTGTAAATCCAATACCAATTGTAACAGATGATAAAGGAAATATAGTAGAGGCACCACTAAGATTTCATAAAATACCAATACGTTCACATAGAAGAATATTTAGTACAGATAAGAGTAAACTATTAATTCCAAACAATACAATGCCTAACTTTGGATTATGGTCAATACTAAAAGGAGATGAACCAGCACCAGCTGAAAGTGCAGGAACTGTTGACATGAGTTACAGTCCAGAGGGTGAAGCAATAAGTTTTCCATCCGAAAATAGATATGACCCAAAAGATGCTGGTATTTTTGATGAATTAACTGATTTACGTGCAGGTAATTGGGGATATTTAGAAGATTTATATGTAAATTATGATTTTGCAAAAGGAGTTTTTGATTCTAAAACAAATACTACATATGATATGGTTATTCAAATCTTGAATGGATTATCAGCTGCATGTAATAATATGTGGCAGTTTGAAATAGAACAACAAGTTTGTGACCAATATGATTTATATGGTAAAAAAACTGGTCAAATATTCCAACAACTAGTAATCGTTGATAAAGCAATGTCTTGTCCATCACCAAAAGCTGAAGCTATGCAATTAGTATTAGGTGGGGAACAATCTATATTTTTAGATGCATCACTACAATCAGATATACCTGGAGCTATGATGGGTACTATTACCATGAAAAAGGCAACTAAAGGTAGAATACAAGTTAATCCAGATGGAAGTACAACTGCACCTACAACTGGTAGAGGATTATTTACAGATGAAGTAGATTGGATATCTGCAACAGTAAATCAACAGAACTTACAAGCAAAACCACCGGAATCATCAAAAGAACCGAGTAAAGAAGAAAAAATAGCATCAATGTATTCTGTATTTCAAGATAAAGCTGGAGTATATCCAAATAGTATTAACAATAGTGCAGATGATTTAGATTCTCGTGGTTCGTATAATAAATTATTGATGGCAATTTATGATGACCCATCATTACTAAATTTAATTAGAAGAGAAGATGGAGTTCAGAGTGGTACACCAGAACATCAAATAGGACAAGCATTACTACCTATTAAGTTTTCATTTACAATACATGGATTAAGTGGATGGAAACGAGGAGATAAATTTAAAGTATTAGGATTACCTCCACAATACGACAATGGATTTTTCCAAGTTACACAAATCAATCAACAGATTGAAGGTATGAATTGGAAAACAAATATAGAAGGACAATTTAGAAACGTATCATCATGAGTTTAACAGATAAAAATAACTATATACCTAATGGATGGACTAGATTACCGAATGGTAAGTTAGTAAAGGGTGATGCATCAGAAGATAAAATGGTTACTTCTTACAAAAAAATATTGAATAAATCTGATGAACAGTTCAAAAGTATAAAAATAGTACAACATAAACCAGAATTAACTGATAAAGATTATGAAACTGGTGTAATTAAACGCTACTTTATACAGAAATCTAATGATAGAAACTCACCTATATACGAAGTAAGTAGAAGAGAAAGTTCAAAATATACAAAAAGTACTAGATATAATTTAGCAATTATTAATTGGGTAATATTTGGTGGAGATACTTATAAAATTACAGATGATATAACACAACCACTAACACCCAAAGACCAGAATGCATTGAGTATAGCATCAGTTTCAGATGTAATACCAAATCTTAATATGTATTTACCAAACTTGTTACAATATTATAAAAAAGAAAGATGATAAAACAAATATATGTAAATGGTTCTTCATTTACTTATGGTTATGGTTTAGACCTCCCATCCTTTTTAAAGGAATTAAATAAATACGAATCAGAGTATCCAAAATGGGATGCATCCGAAGAAGAAAGAGTAAAGTTTCGTATTGATAACAATTGGCCAACACTATTACAAAACAAAATAAACTTACCAGTAACCAATGAAGCAGATTATGGTGGTTCTTGGGAAAGAGTATTAAGAATGACAAGTGATTTCATCTTGAAACACAAAAATCCACAAGAAGTACTTTATATTTTAGAAATGCCTAATTCTGTTAGACATGATGTATGGTCTATAAATGAACAACGATATAAAAAAGTAACTGGTAATGTTGGTTGGGGAGAACCATATACTCATCACGAAGAAAATGCAATAATGAATTGGTATGGTTCATTTGAAGATGGTGGAATCAACTTCGAAAAAGAAATAAAAAGAACTATATTTTTATGTTCTTGGTTAAGAGAACTAGGATGTAAGTTTTTAATAATACCAACAGAACAATTAGAAGAATTGAGACCAGATGGTAAAGAAGGTAAAGAAGAACCAGAAGCAATGAAATTACTATCTGAAGAAATTAAAAAAATAGATTTAAATCTTGTAAAATTTAAGGTAGAAAAAGATTGGCATGGATGTAGTTTACTTTATCATGATAAATCCGATTATACAAATGATTATGAGTATTGGACTACAAATATGATAGTTTTTTACAATGATTACATAGAAGGTAGAATAGGTAATAAAGAAAATGGTATAGATGATGGTCATCCAAATCTATTAGGACATCAAAAACTTTCAGAAGAGATATATCGGTATATTAATTATTATTTAAATTTTTAATATATATAAATATACAACTAAATTAGTTATATGAGTTACTTATCACAGGAAGAAAAACAACAATTACAATTTGACTGGAGATACAAGGGAGTATCTATATTAAATCTACTAACAGACAGTGAAGTAGATTCTTACGCTGAGGAGTTAGAACGAATCAGAATTCAAAGACAAGAAAAAGATACAGAAGGACAATGGGGTGAGTATGACCCGTATATGTATCCACATAAAGAATCAGAACAACTTACTAATTTAATGAAACATCCTAAAATCATTGAGGCATGTGAGTTTCTTATGGATTCTAAAATATTTGGTGTACAAACTTGGGCATACTTTAAACCACCAGGTCAATTAGGAAGAGACCAACATCAAAATATATTTTATACACAATGTAAATCAAATGAAATAATCAACGTTTCGATTGCATTTGATAATCATGACCCCAATAATGGTTCTGTATGGTACTTAGAAGGTTCACATAGATTAGGAAAATTACCTATCGAAGTAGATGAAGAAAGGGTAGGTTCAAATCCTAAGAATTGGAAAAACGAAAGGGGTAAACCTTGTGTATTACCAGAGGACCATAATTTTCCACACATTGATGGGTATCTAAGAAAAGGACAGGTTGCCTTACTACATTCTAATGTTATTCATGGTTCTGAACCAAATACATCAAAACGATTCAGAAGGGCATTCTTAACTGGTTATATTAAACAAGGTGCAAACTTTGCATCAGGTAACCATATGAAGAGAGAACCAATCGATGTAGGTTCTGCAAAAATTTAGCAAAATAATTCAAAAATGCCTTGGAGCTTTGAGCTATTTTTCGTATATTAGCTATGTAAGATTGAGTTTAAAACCTAAAACATAGTTAAATGAGTAAATTAAAAAAAGTAAAAATTTCGATTAATGGAAATGACTTCCTAATCCCTTCAGAATCCATAGGTTATGATACCTATAACAACAACGAACCTTATGTTTATATGAGGGCTAAAGTTGTTGCTTCGATAATCAAACAATATGTTAAGAAAAATTACCCTTCATTAGTTGTGAGTTCTACCTCTGATGTTTATAGTGGTGGTTCTTCAGTAAGAGTGAATGTGTGTAATGGAGATGGTTCATCTGTTGATTCTACTATCTACCAAGATATTAAACAATGGGAATACATGCTGAAAGGTGGTTCTTTCAATGGTATGATTGATATGTACGAAATGAGAGAAGATTCTCCTTCTACTGACAATGGAACTCCAATGAAGTACTTCCCTTCTTACATCTTTATAGAGAACAAACCGAATTGGGGAACTAAACACTATTGGATGAACGAGTGGAACAAGTGGATAGAAATTACCGATTTAGATTATACTCCTACCGATAACGAAAAAGAGTGGATTGATAATGTAGTTACGAAATACGGCGGTTGGTTAGGATATAACAAACAATTCATGAGTAAAACAGTTCTTAAAAACATCGACTCTATCATGGGTTGTATCTAAAATATAAAATATGAAAGTACTAATAAAACCACAAGTAACAAAACCTTGGTCTCAAGAAATGTATGATTACAATGATAAGGTAGCTACTATGATGATTCGTGAGATTCAAAAATCAATTAGAAAATATAAAAATAATTTCGATAAACTAAATGAACTAATGGTTCTTTGTGGTGGTATCAAATATGGTGATGGATATAGTATTGATGAACTTTACAAAGATGTTTTCTGTGAAGTTGTAAATGTTCAAAACTATTGGTTAAACGAAGAATATCCATACGCAGTTAAACAAGGATTGGTTGAATCAGTTCCTTATAACTTTATAGGTTATTAATATGAGAATAGGATATAAAAAATTTAAAGAAATTAAAAAGTGGTATGGTTCATCTGATTTTGAAATCGGATATGACTCTTACTTTACTAAAGGTAAAGGAATAACACTCAGATTTGGATATTGGCAAAAAGTAGATTTCGAAGGATTACAAGAAATACTACCACATTATTGTAAGGTTACTGAAAACATTGTTGATGAAGATGATGATTGTGGAACTTTATACAATTATAACATTACAGATGATAGAATTTTTTAGACACATATTTGGAATCTGTGGTGAACACTTTCATCCAAACATTTGGAATACTATGGCATCCTTACCAATCATAGCAACAACTGTACATTATATAAAATGTAAATGTGGAGGTTGGTTTTCACACAAAAAAAATTGTGAAAATAATTTGGATAATTCAAAATAATTTCGTATATTAGCAAATATGGTTATAGTTGAATCTAATAAAGAGATAGCACAATTTCTTGAATATTGGAATACTCAAGAGTGTAAACTCATCCCTATATGGGGTGATTTAGAGTGTCATCCAATGAACAATGAGTTATCATTTATATATGTTAGATTTGAATCGGATGATTTTATACTTCCATTTAATCATAATGATTGTGAAAGATTAGAAATAGATTTGACAACCTCGAATCAAAATAAATGGTGTTGGAACAAAAAAGGTTTACTACAATGTGATTTAGGAATAAAAAATCTAAAAGATGTACAAACCTCATTATTCTTTGAACAAAACACAATATATCCAATAACATATAAATTAGAGACTCTAACGAACTTTTATACTCGTTTGAATATAAAAGATAGTTTGGGTAAAAGTATCTCTATAATGAGATGGGGTGAAGTGCTACGAGATATTGTTGATGAATGGGAACTAAACTCTACTAATTCTTGGGTAGATGATACGATGATTCCGACCTTATCTCAGATTGAACGTTTCGGTTTAGAGGTCGATAGGGGAAAATTTTTTGATAGATGGCCAAGTAATCACAAATCACTTAAAGGAAATAGAACATTCACCGAATACAATCCATATACAATAACAAGTAGACCATCCAATAGACATTTAGGTATCAATTATGGTGCATTAAATAAACGAGATGGTAGTAGGGAGATATTCGTTCCCAAAGAAGGTAACAAGTTTGTACAATTTGATTACGATGCATATCATGTTAGGATTATTAGCAAGTTGATTGGATATGATTTACCCGATACATCGGTTCACCAATGGTTAGCAGACCAATATGGTTGTTCGTATGATGAGAGTAAAGGAAGAACATTTAGAATCTTGTATGGGGGAGTATCGGATGAAGATAGAAAGATTCCTTTCTTCGACAAGGTTGATAAGTTTATTCACAAGATGAATGAAGAAGCAGTGAGAAATGGGTTTGTAACGACACCTAAAGGTAGAAAAATACCTTTGGAGTGGATTGAACAACCCAACGCACAGAAGTTCTTCAACTACATCTTACAAGCAACCGAAACCGAATTCAATATAGAAGTATTAAAAAAATTAGTTGAGAACGACACTATACCGATTCTGTACACATACGATTCATTTTTGTTTGAGCTGAGTGATAAGAATCAAGTGGAGGGGATTAAGGCCGTTCTCGAATCTTATGGATTTCCAGTCCGAATGGATGTGGGTAATAATTACTCAGAAGTTTAAAGTTCTATATTTATATATTGATGAACAAAACATTAGATAATATTATGAAATTATTAAAGTTATTCTTCCTTACAGCCTTCTTAGTAGGTTGTACCGCGGAAGAAATCGTATCTCAAGAACTAAGAAACGAAGTCATAATTGAGAACGCAGTATTTAAGGTGTGGTATAGTGAAGTATTGGAACAACCAGTGAAATTGATATACACATCAACAGATAGACCAAAGAATGTAGATAGAGGTAGTATGGATTTCCACAAAGAGAATGGAGTACACACCTCAGATAAACATGATTATTACGCTAACATATGGGATAAAGGACATCTTGCACCTGCTGCAACATACTCGGATTCTTATAATAATCTTTACACAACATTTTCTTATTTAAATTGTGCACTACAAGAACAAAACCTAAATAGAGGTGAGTGGAGATTGTTAGAACAAGAAGAAAGAGTTTGGGATGATGAACAAAATCTCACAATTACAGTTGAACTAATATGGGAAGATGGATACCAAATTCTACCGACAGGTGGTCATATTCCAAGTCATATGAGTAAAACAATTTACTTTGATGATGATGGAACTTGTAGAAAGTTTGTATTTCCAAACGAAAAACCAACTCAAGGGTGGGAAGAGTATGAAGTACCATGTGAAAGCAACAAAACATCACGTGCTAAAACAATCATATAATACTTATATAAGATGAATTATAGTAAAAAAATAGATGAATTACTTTTAGAGTTATCCTCAAGAGTTGGTATTGTCAATATTTTCGATAAAAATCAAAGATACGAAATATCAGATATCTTAAATGAAATGGATGACCCTCTATTCAAAGAAGCTATAATGGAGGTTTTATATGAAGCTGATGATTCTGATTACTCACATTTAGGAGCAGGAGTTTATGTAAAGAAAGGTGATGAGGATAGAGAAGATGCTAAAAAATATAGAAAAGATGATAGTGGTGCATTCAAACCATTATCAGATAAACAATATCAAGATATAAAATCTAAACAAGGTGATGCTGGTGAAAAATCTGCTTCATCTTCTTCACAAAATCAACCACAAGGTGGTGAGGGTGAAGGTGGTGCCGAAGAAAAACCTCAAGGTGGTGCTCTTAAAGGAAAGGCTGGAGCTAATTACAAGAATCAATTACCAGCTGATGACCCCGCATCTACTCAAACCAACGCAAGTGATATTGAAAAACAAAAACAAGCAAAAGATAAACAAACACTTCAAGATTTAGGTATCGATACTGGTGGTATGAATGATACCATGATTGAGAAGGTTGCGAAGAAAGAAAGAATAAAGAAAGAATTTATTTCTAAAACACTAGATGCTATGTTGGCACAAATTCAACAAGAAAGAGGTGCTGGAGCCTATGGTGTTGAGAAGGAAGATTTAGAAGCTTTAAAATCTTTTGCAGAAGGTAAAGGACCAGAAGTTCCTCAGTATGAAGTAGCCGATGAGGATTTGAGTTTGGCATATCAAATATTAGAAGATAAAACAAAATCAATGCAGGGTATTACTTTTGGACAAGTAAGAGGAATGTTACAGAACAAAGGAGCGGCAGACCCAGATTCAGTAAGAGTAGGTACTAAAGAAAATCCTGGCCCTGGTTGGGGAAGAAGAGATAAGATATTGAAATCATATCTTGCTTGTGGTGGTATAAGTGCAGTGACTGGTAGAAAGGTATCAATTGGTGGTAGTAATGTTGACCATAGATTATCATTGGATAATGGTGGTAAAGATGAACCAGAAAATTGGATTTGGATGGAAACTAATCTAAACATGATGAAAAGTGCCTTGAGTGATGAGGAGTTAATTCAAAGAGTGAATAAGGAATTATCAAAGAGTCCAGAAGAAGTTCAACAAAAGAAACTTAAACAACAAATAACTAAACTAACAAAAGCAGCATATAAAAAACACTGGTCAGAAAGATTTTCCAAAGGTGGTAATGGTGGATTAACAGAAGCGGATTTAGATGGAATGACAGTACCACAAATGAAAAACATTATTAGAGGATGGAATGAACAATATCCAAAAACATCTGAATTTTATGTGAATACATATAAAGCTCAAGTTGGTGGTTCAAGAGGTGGTGGAAGAGGTGTTGCACTATCTCGTGGTGATTTAAAGAAAAACTTTTTAGAACAACTTAATAGAAAAGAACAAGTATTATCTGCAGATGAAGTGAAAGGTTTAGATACCTCACTTGAAGAAGTTTTAAATCAAATTAAAAGACAAGAATAACGTACATAACATGGTAGAATAATGTACTACCATTTTTTAGATTTTCCGAAAATAATTCTATACTTATAGGTAGACTAATTATATAGGATAGAAAATCTTTATGAAAACACAGTTATTATGTACCTTTACTACAAAGGAAGAGCTTCAAACATCACTTCAAGAAATACGAACTAAATATAGAATCGTGTATAACTATATCTATGTTCTGCAGAATAAAGGGAATTTGAATGAGTTATTTGTAACGTATAATATCGATACACAATATCAACCTGATAAACCTTTGGAGAATACAATTTTAGTTCACAGAAAAAAACAGAGTAACACCCTATATACAATTAACGCCTTGAACGAATTAGTAAAAGAAGAAAATAATGGAGTACTAGACAAAACATTTTCCATAGATTGGAACAAGTTTAAAAACTCAATTATCGTTACTAATGTTGAAGGAACGAAGAAAATATCTACAAGAGTATTCGAAATTATAGATTTTAGCAAAAATAATTAGTAAAACATTTGGAGCTTTCCAAAATATTTACTATATTAGCTTCAGATTAAATTAGTTATATGAACAAAGAACAGACTGCAGTGGAGTACTGCGAAGAAACGTACCCACAAACAACACAAGAATTCAGAAACATTCTCGATGAAATGTATGAAACCTTCTGTAAAAAACAGAGGAATTATGGACCTGGTAATATCTCAGTTGGTACATCTTTAGAAACTGAAGATGATATCAAAGTGGCACTTACAGGTCTTTGGTTTAGGAAGAATGATAAAATTCAAAGATTATTACAATTAGTGGTAAAAGGACAACCAGATGAGGTAGGGGAGAACATCCAAGATACCTACGAAGATTTGTCTGTATATGGTGTAATATCACAAATTGTACAAAGAAAAAAATGGGCCAAATAGACCTTACGTTTTCGTAAAATGGCCATATTTATATATACACCAAGTGTGACAGTACACTTAAAATAAACTGTAAAACTTAAACATTTAAATTTAAAATTAATTATTATTATGGGAATTGACATTAACGCAATTAAGGGTAGATTGAACAAACTTCAGAATACCCAAAAAAAGAGTGATTCACTTTGGAAACCAACACCTGGTAAAACACAAGTTAGAATTGCTCCCTACAAGTTCAACAAAGATAATCCTTTCATAGAACTTTATTTTCACTACAACATTAACAACAAAACTTACTTATCTCCACAATCATTTGGTAGACCAGACCCTATTGTAGAGTTTGCGGATAAACTAAAGAGAATGGGTGATAAAGAAGATTGGAAGGCTGCAAAACAAATGGAGCCTAAACTAAGAACTTTTGTACCTGTTATTGTTAGAGGTGAAGAGGGTGAAGGTGTAAGATTTTGGGGATTCGGTAAAACTGTATATCAAGAAATTCTTGGATACATTGCAGATCCTGATTATGGAGACATCACAGACCCAACGAGTGGTAGAGATTTAACAATCGAATACAAAACAGCTGAAGAGGCTGGAACAACTTATCCAACTACCACTATTAGAGTTAAACCAAGTCAAACACCTCTATCTGATAATTCAGATACAGTTGCTTCACTTTTAGAAAACCAAACTGAAATTACTGATTTATATTCAGAGTTATCTTACGATGAATTGAAAGATGTACTTGAAGGGTGGTTGAACCCAACTGCTGAATCTACTAATGAACCAGCTTCTGAAAGTACAACATTATCTGAAACTAAAAAAGAGGTAAAGAATGATTTACCATTCGATGTTGATGAATCAAAACCAACTCCATCAAAGAAAACTGATGATGTTGCTTCTGCATTCGATGACTTGTTTAACAACTAAAAATCCACTAAATGGCAAAAAAGAAAAAAGAATTGGAATTAGCCGATATCCTAGCGGGTGAGCTAAACAAACAATCAAAAGACCAGAAAGTAGCATTCTTCTTGGATTCTGATGAAGCCCCTACAAACGTAGAGGGTTGGATTTCAACTGGAACTGCTATGTTGGATGTTGCCGTTTCAAATCGTCCCTATGGGGGTTTACCTATTGGTAGAATTACCGAAATAACAGGTTTAGAACAAAGTGGAAAATCATTACTAGCTGCACACCTCCTTGCTGAAACACAAAAGAAAGGTGGTGTTGCAGTTCTTATTGATACTGAAACTGCAGTAAGTAGAGAGTTTTTAGAAGCCATTGGTGTTAATGTTTCTAAACTACTTTATGTTTCTGCTGATTCAGTTGAACAGATTTTTGACTATTGTGAAACGATTATTGAAAAAGTACGAACTGCCTCAAAGGATAAAATTGTTACTATTGTAGTAGATTCGGTTGCAGCCGCATCAACTACAAATGAGTTGGCATCTGATTACAAGAAAGATGGATATGCAACTGATAAGGCAATTATTATCTCTAAGGCCATGAGAAAAATTACAAACATGATTGGTAGACAAAAGATTTCTCTTGTGTTTACTAACCAACTCAGACAAAAAATGGGTGTAATGTTTGGTGACCCATGGACAACAAGTGGTGGTAAGGCTCTAGCTTTCCATAGTTCTGTTAGAATCAGACTCAAGAATATGGGTCAGATTAAAACCAAAGTAAATGGTAAAGATAGAACAATTGGTATCAAAGTAAGGGCACAGATTGTAAAGAATCGAATGGGGCCACCATTGAGAGCGGCTGATTTCGATATATTCTTCGAAAGAGGAATTGACAACTATGGTTCATGGTTGGGAGTAATGAAAGAAAATAAATTAGTAAAACAAGCAGGTGCTTGGTATGAGTATGTTGATACTGATACTGGTGAAGTATTTAAATTCCAATCAAAGGATTTTATTCCTATGATGGGTGAAAAGGAAGAATTGAGAGAACAGATTTATAAAAGAATTTGTGAGGCAACAATCCTACAATACAAATCAGATACATTAGATATTGACAATCATTCAGTAGATACCGAAGGACCTGGTGAAAACAATTAAAAGGTTATGGATAGTAAATTATATCAAATGTTAAAAAGTAGTGCTGAGGCTGATAAATCAAAAGCACTACTATCTCTAAATCTTCTTGGTAACAAAGCGGTTGGTATTGGTGACCATTCTACTGAGGATTTCTACAAAAACGCCGAGGAAGCACTCGTTATGTTAGTAGATTCCGATGATAGATTGTCTACACTAGAAAAATACTTCAAACCAACTAAACAAGTTGTATGAGAGAACTATATAAAAACATCTTAGAATCAGTAGAAATCGATAGAGAAAAAAACAAGGATAGACACAAAAATTCTCGTGTACTGATTATCGATGGATTAAATACCTTTATACGATGTTGGACTTCCATTCCTACATTAAATGATAATGGTGACCACGTTGGTGGAGTAACTGGTGTATTACGTTCAATCGGATATGCAATCAGACAAACTCAACCATCACGAGTTGTTGTTACATTTGATGGGCAAGGAGGTTCGCATCGTAGAAAGAAGTTATTTGAAGGTTATAAGGCAAATCGTTCAAAGAGTAAACTCAGAATTAATCGTGCATACAATGATATGATGAATGATGAGGAAGAGAGAGAATCTATGAAAAGACAATACGTTTGGTTAGCAGATATTCTCGATTACTTACCAGTATCATTTATGATGTATGATGGTGTTGAAGCAGATGATGTTATGGCTTATATCTCAGAACAGATTCTAAAAGAAGATGAACAGGCAGTTTTGATGTCTACTGATAAAGATTTCTTACAATTAGTAGATGAAAAAACTATTATATGGTCTCCTACTAAAAAGAAGATTTATAATCAAAAAGTAGTACAAGAAGAATTTGGTTTACACCCCAACAATATGTTAATTTATAGAGTTTTAGATGGTGATTCTTCAGATAACATACCTGGAGTTAGAGGATGTGGTATTAAAACACTTCTAAAAAGGTTTCCAGAGTTGACTGATGAACGAATTATTACAGTAGATGAACTACTACGATTGGCAGAAGAAAAGAAGGGTAAAATCAAATTATATGATGATATTCTTGAATCAAGAGAACAAATCATTATGAACGAAAAACTAATGCAACTTAAAGAAGTTGATATTAGTGGACAAATTAAGATGAAAATCTTAGATAGATTCAATGAAGAAATAAAACCATTAAACAAAATGGATTTTATGAAAGTTTTATTAAAATATAAAGTTGTTAATAACATGGGTAATATAAACGATTGGTTAAAAACAACTTTTGGTAACATCGTAACAGATTAATGACAGAAATAGACAACTTATCGAAATTCGGGCAATCATTTCAAAGTAAAGTTGTATCTGCACTATTAACCGATGAAAAGTTTTTGGATATGCTTAGTGAAATCACTACACCCAAATTCTTTGAATCAGATGCAAACAAATGGATAATAGGAGAGATATTAGATTATCACGAAGAATTTAGAAAACCCCCAACACTAGATGTATTTAAGGGACAATTATCAAAGGTTGATAATGAAGTATTAAAAACTACTATTGTTGAACAACTAAGACACGTATTTACACAAGTAGGTAACGTTGATTTAGATTACATCAAAAAAGAATTCACATCTTTTTGTAGAAACCAAAATTTAAAAGGAGTAATCCTTGCATCAGTTGATTTACTAAAGGCGGGTAACTTTGATAGAATCAAAGATTTGGTAGATAAAGCCATGAAGGTTGGTACTGAAACTGATTTAGGACACAACTATTTAGATGATTTTGATTCTAGAGCTGATGAAGTTAAAAGGGATACAGTTCCTTCTGATTGGAAACCTATCAATGATTTGATGGATGGAGGATTAGGACCTGGAGAACTTGGAGTTGTAGTTGCACCTTCTGGTGTAGGTAAAACTTGGATACTAACAGCCTTAGGAGCATCAGCCGTACGTCAAGGTTTGAGTGTTGTTCATTACACTATGGAATTATCTGAACATTATGTTGGACAAAGATATGATACTGTATTTACACATATCCCTTCAGCAGATTTGAAAGATAAAAAAGAAGAAGTAAAAAACAAAATATCAGGCTTACAAGGTAAATTGTTAATCAAATACTTTCCACCAAAGGGGGTTAGTGTTAAAAAGATTCAACAACACATTGATAAGATGATTGCTACAGATAACAAGCCCGATGTTATCATTGTAGATTATGCAGATTTACTTCTCTCTCATTCAAACAAATCCGATTCTACTTATGCAGAACAAGGAGGAGTTTATATAGATTTGAGAGGATTGAGTGGTGAAATGGGAATACCTGTTTGGACTGCATCTCAAACCAATCGTTCGGCAATAGATTCTGAAGTTATCGAAGCAGATAAAATAGCAGATTCATATGCAAAAGTAATGAATGCTGATTTCATTATGAGTTGGAGTAGAAAGAGTAAAGATAAACTCAATAATACTGCCCGAGCACATATCATGAAAAACAGATTCGGACCAGATGGAATTACGTTCCCATGTAAGATGGATACTAATACAGGTTTTATAGAAGTTTATGAAGGAACTTCTTCTGAAGGTATCTTATCAACCAAAGAATCAGCCTCTGGTCAAAAGGAAAGGAGACAATTACTCCACAAAAAGTATGTAGAAAATTTCGGATAGTGTAGAATAAAAAAAATATTTCAAAAATTCCTATTCGGTTTTGGATATATACAATAGTTATATTCACGAACACATTAAAACAAAAAATAAAAATTATGGCAAATTCACAAGAACTTTTCGAACAAATCAAAGAACTATTCGTACAATTTGAAGATGAACACAATGGAACTTCAAAGGCTTCTAAATCAAGAGCACGTAAGGCAATAGGAGAAATCAAGAAATTAGTAACAGATTATAGAAAAGCTTCTGTTGAAGAAACTAAGTAATTCAAAGTTATAGAACATGAGCAAATTATTCACCGAAAGAATCCCTTTCAAGCCGTTCGAGTACCCAATATATTATAACGAAGGTTGGTTAAAACAAGCACAAGCATTTTGGTTACATACTGAGATACCAATGCAAATGGATGTTAAAGATTGGAATGAAACTTTAACTCCTGCAGAGAAAAATTTAGTTGGTAACATCCTATTAGGATTTGCACAAACTGAATGTGCAGTTTCTGATTATTGGACTAATATGGTTACTGATTGGTTTCCTAAACATGAGATAAGACAGATGGCTATGATGTTTGGTTCACAAGAAACTATTCATGCAACAGCATATTCATATTTAAATGAAACTTTAGGGTTGGATGATTTCTCAGCGTTTCTACACGAACCTGCAGTTGCAGAGAAGTTCGAATTACTTACACAAACTTCAGCAGAATGGAAACATACTGATTTACAAACAAATGAGAAAGCAAGACAGGAAGTAGGTAGAAGTTTAGCAATATTTTCAGCATTTGCTGAAGGTGTTTCACTTTACTCTTCCTTTGCTGTTCTTTATTCATTCCAAATGAGAAATAAACTCAAAGGAATAGGACAACAAATGAAGTGGAGTGTAAGAGATGAATCTCTTCATTCTCGTATGGGTTGTCAACTCTTTAGACATATGTGTGAAGAATATCCTGAATTACTAGAACAATGTAGAGAATCAATTGAAGAAGCATCTAAATTGATTATTGAATTAGAATCTCGATTCATCGATAAGATGTTTGAGATGGGTGATTTAGAAAATCTTGAAGCAGATGATTTAAAAGAATTTATTAAAGAAAGAACCAATACAAAACTAGTTGAACTTGGATATGATGGTATTCATGAATATGATAAAAAGAAATCACAGAAACTAGAATGGTTCTATCACCTTACAGGCGGACATACTCACACAGATTTCTTTGCTATTAGACCTACTGATTATTCTAAAGCAAATGAGGGTGAGGATTGGGACGATTTATTTTAAAAATTTGAAAAACAAAAAGGTTACAATAACAGATACGAGGATATCGTATTCGGATGATGATTCTAAAATTGTTATGGATGTAGTATCCAAAGAATTGATGGAATTGTATTCTAATATAGTTACACAAAATGGTGGAAAAGTATTAGATATTGGATTCGGATTAGGATATAGTGCTAATGCAATCTATAATAAGGTTGGTAATTATCATTGTATAGAATCAAATCCACAAATCTTTAAGGAGGCACAGAAATGGGCTGAAGGTAAAGATGATGTTCATTTATATTTTGGAGATTGGATAGATGTAATCCCATCTTTAGATGTTAAGTTTGATGGTATCTTTATGGATACTTATGATGACTCTAACTATTCTAAGTTTGAAGATTACGCAAAATTAATCTCAAATGAAAATTGTGTATTATCAATTTTTAGTTACTTTGTATTAAGAGATACTAATGATTTACATTCTTTTCAATTCAAGATAGATTCTCCTCATAGAGAACACTATCCAAAAGTAATTGAACAAACACATAATTGTAATTGGAGTTATTTTATAGATGGTGTATTTCAAAAAAATGTAATACATGAACCCATTTGATTATTTAAATACTTCAGTTAAAAGTTATCAAAGAACCAGCAAAGTTCATGGAGTTGGATTATTTGCATTGGTTGATATAAAAAAAGGAGAACAAGTTTTTCCAATATGGAAAGGAGAAACTGGTTGGTATAAAATAAAGTTTGGAGAATCCAAACAGTTACCTAAAGAAGTATTATCATACATACTTCGTTCTTATGGAAATAATATAGTTAACGATAATTCTGAACTTAGATTCAAATTAACGAAGGATTGTAATTTTTTATTTTCAGAGCCATTGTGTTTAATAAATACACAATTTGAAGAAGGAAACGTTGATAGTAAAACGGGTATAGCAATAAAAGAAATAAATAAAGATGAAGAAATTTTCGGTAACTATGGAAACTCTTCACAAATAAAATTAATATAAAATGGCAAAAAACTACGGAGAAGATTTAGGTTGGGAAATCGATGTTGATTTTCCTTCATGGGGTAATACTGAAATATATGTAAAAACAATATCTAAAGGATATCTATTACCTGGTGAAAAACCTAAAGATGCCTATTGGAGAGTTGCAACAAGAGTTGCTCAAAGATTGGGTAAACCACAAATGGCAACTAAGTTTTTTGACTATATTTGGAAAGGTTGGTTGAATTTAGCAACACCAGTTCTTTCAAATACTGGCACTGATAGGGGATTACCTATTTCTTGTTTTGGTATTGATGTTGCCGATTCGATTTATGATATTGGTTCTAAAAACTTAGAACTAATGTTACTTGCAAAACATGGTGGTGGAGTTGGTATTGGAATCAACCAAATCAGACCAGCAGGTTCTGTAATTGCAGGAAATGGAACGAGTGATGGTGTTGTACCATTTGCTAAAATTTACGATTCTACAATCCTTGCTACAAATCAAGGTTCAGTAAGAAGAGGTGCTGCTTCAGTTAACCTCAATATAGAACATGATGATTTCGAAGAGTGGTTAGAAATCAGAGAACCAAAAGGTGATGTGAATAGACAATCACTTAACTTACATCAATGTGCAATTGTTGGTGATAAGTTTATGAGAAAACTTCAAGATGCTGAACCAACTGCTAGAAGAAAGTGGGGAAAATTACTTCAAAAGAGAAAAGCAACAGGTGAACCATATATCATGTACAAAGGGAATGTTAATAAAAATAATCCTGAGATGTATAAGAAAAATGGATTAAAAGTATTCATGACAAACATCTGTTCTGAAATCACTTTACATACAGATGAGAACCATTCATTTGTTTGTTGTTTATCATCAGTAAACTTAGCTAGATATAATGAGTGGAAAGATACTGATTTAGTTTATACAGCAACTTGGTTCTTAGATGGAGTACTTTCTGAGTTCATTCAAAAAGCTAAAAACATGAAAGGATTCGAACATTCTGTTGCATCTGCTGAAAAGGGTAGAGCATTAGGGTTAGGAGTTTTAGGATGGCACACTTACCTACAACAAAATGGTATTCCATTTGAAGGTATGGAGGCTCAATTTGAAACTCGTAAGATTTTTTCTCAGTTAAAGATTGAATCAGAAAGAGCATCAAGAGATTTGGCAACAGAATATGGTGAACCACTATGGTGTAAAGAAAGTGGATTCAGAAACACACACCTTAGAGCGGTTGCACCAACAGTATCCAATTCAAAATTAGCTGGTAATGTATCAGCTGGTATTGAACCATGGGCTGCAAACGTATTTACTGAACAAACTTCTAAAGGAACTTTTATTAGAAAGAACAACGAATTAGTAAAAGTTCTAAGAAAAGCCGGTGTTAATAATAAAGATACTTGGGATAAGATTTTAGAAGATGGTGGTTCAGTACAAGATATTAAAGAACTAGATAAGTGGTGTTACTTAGATGGTAAAATGGTTCTCTGTAATGAAATAGAGAATGGTGATAGAGAAAAAATCTACCCTGTCAAGGATGTCTTTAGAACATTCAAAGAAATCAATCAAATGGATTTGGTTAAACAAGCTGGTATAAGACAACAGTACATTGACCAATCTGTTTCGTTAAATTTGGCTTTCCCTTCGATTGCATCACCGAAGTGGATTAATCAAGTTACTATGGAGGCTTGGAAACAAGGAATCAAAACTCTATATTATATGAGAACTGAATCAGTTCTTAGAGGTGATATCGCAACAAGAGCGGTTGACCCTGATTGTGTTGCATGTGATGGTTAAATAATTTAAGGAGAAACTATGATAACAGTAAAAAAATTCTACGCAGAATGGTGCGGACCATGTAAAGTTCTAACTCCAATTATGGAACAAGTACGAACAAAATTTGGACAAGTAACATTCGAAAATGTTGATATTGATTCACAATATCAAATTGCACAACAATATCATGTACGTTCAGTACCAACAGTAATTGTTGAAAAGGATGGAGTTGAGGTAAATAGATTAGTAGGTGTACAATCAGAAATGGCCTACTCAAATACAATTAATGAAAATTTATAGGAATTTATTTGGAATTCTCGAATATTATTCTTATATTAGCTTAAAATTTAAAAAATATGGTGAAAAGCTTATGGTTTTTCTCTAATAGGTTACGAGGTGAATCTCATCCAAGAGCAAAACTCACATCTCAACAAGTGAGACAAATAAGAGAACTCTATTCTAAGGGTTTCTCTACTAATATCATAGCTCGTAATTTCAAAGTTTCCACTTGGAATGTGGAAGAAATTGTTAAACGAAAAACTTGGACACATATATGACAGTTATAGAAGCAACATCGCCAGGAGATGCCTGGGTGAAAGTATCAAAACATTTATTAGAACATGGTGTTAAGGTTGGTAATCTTACAGAAGAACTCAATGTAGTAACTGAAATCACAGAATTTAAATCAGATGATTGGTTTGATGGACACTTCAGAGAAGTGATGGGTGATGATAGAATTGATTTTGCCAAAACAGTTACCTTCTTAGAACCACAAGAAAAGAAATCAGATAATCCATTCTTTGAAGAAGAAGAGGGATTGGATTATAAATACATTAAAGACCATTGGCATCAATCCTATTGGGGTAGAATGGTATCTTGGAAAGGAGAATTCAACCAAGTTGAAAATGTAATCAAGATTCTAAGTAGAGGACAGGCAGTAAAAAGATGTGAACTAATTATCTTTGACCCTACGAAAGATGCAAGGAATCCATATTCACAACCTTGTATGTGTATGATTGATTTAAAACCAAGAAATGGTAAATTATACCTTACATCAATTCTTCGTTCAAATAGAGTATCTAAAAGTGGTTACGCAGATTACACTGCACTAACAGAGATGGGACACTTCCTTGCAAAACAAAGTGGATTAGAATTAGGAAAAGTAACTACACTTGCATGTTCATGTCATATCGGTGATATGGATAATGAAAAAAAGAAAACAATCAAGTTATTAGAAGTATTAGGTAAATGAAAGTACACGAATCATTCAAATTCGATGATAACCCAAAATGGGCATGGGATTTTAAAAAACTTTTATTAGATAGATTATCAGAGATACCAGAAGATTACTCGTTATCATTTTCTGCTGGTATAGATTCATCTATGTTATTGTATGGTTTGATGGAATTAGGAAAGAAACCATCTCAGTTACTTACATTTCAAGTAGAAGATTACGATACAAATGATTTAATTTACTCTCGTAAGATTGCAAAGGGTTATGGTATTCCATTAGAAATTGTAAACATACCTAAGATAGGTAAGAAAGAAGCTTCTGAAATAATAAAAGATGGTATCGATAGGATTGGAATATCAAGAAAAATAGATATTCAATGTTGTTATGCATATTGGTATATGTTACAACATATCTCAACTAAACATTTGGTTGCTGGATTATATGAAGATGTTATATATGAAACAAACGCAAAACTTAGTATAAAATACAGAGATATGTTAAAGGGTGTTGTTACGAGAGAAGATTTTGATAAACACTATAACGACCATCGTAGAATGTGTTATGAAGATAAAAACTTTAATGGTAATGTTCACAATCATGTATCAATTAGAAAATACATCAACTCATATGGAGTTACTTTAGATACACCATTACAAACAGAAAGTATCTACAAACATTTTCAGAATGTAAATTATGAACAAACTAATTTCAAATTTGAAGATGATAAAATGAAAGAAAAGAAAAAGTGGTTTGTAACTGATGTATTATTTAAAGACGAGTTTGAGAGATTTGGTAATGCAAAAAACAAATCTAACTTTCATACCAAAAAAGAAAAGGGAGATATAAATACACTTCATTGTGAAATATTTGGAGTTGAAAAGAAACAACTTATATCTGAGTACAATAAAATAAAAAAAGAAATAAAACACGAATGGTTCTAACACCAATAGAAGAATATAAAGTAAAAGGAAAGACAGTTCATGTCAAGAGAGATGATTTAGTTGGGGATGGTGTAAACTATCCACGATGGGCTAAAATTGAAGGTATAAGAAAGATTATAGAATCTGATTATATTGATAAATCAAAACCACTTACACATCTTTCAGTATATGGAAGTTGGACAGGTTGGACGTTATCTAAGATGTGTAAAGATTATGGTATTGAGTTTATCTCATCTTATCCTGATTCTAAATCATATCCACCAGAGATATTAGAAATCATCAAAGGTAATGGTGCAACTTTAAATCCAATGAAACCAAATATGATGAAACTGCTTGAAAATAAATTAGGTGGTATCGCAAAAAAGAATGGTTGGCAACAATTACCATATGCATTCAATCATCCAGCATATGTAAACCATATGAGGGATAGAATGAAACAAGTATTAGAAGAACAAGATTTTGACCATCTTGTTGTATCTATCGGTAGTGGTGTAACTGCTTCTGGTTTGATTAAAGAATTCTTACAATATAAAGATTGGAAAGATTTACTTAACAACAAAAGAAAAGTTCACACTATCACAATGTCATCATTGGAATCTACTCAAAAGATTCTTAATGAAAACAAGGCAGGAGATTTAAACAATATCAATATCTATAAATCACCATTTGAGTTCAATGATTTTATGGAAGATTATTCAGTTCCATTTGATTGTAACGAATTTTGGGATAAAAAGATGTGGTATTGGTTAGAACAAAACATTGAATCACTAGATGGTAAAATATTATTTTGGAACATCGGTGGTTCATACAAAAAATCATTAAATTTAAAATAAATAGAAATGGCAAAACAATTGAAATTCGATGTATCTGCAAGAGAATCCTTAAAGAATGGATTAGATACATTGGCAGACGCAGTTAAGGTTACATTAGGACCTAAAGGTAGAAACGTTCTACTACAAAAACAACATGGTCAACCACATATTACCAAAGATGGTGTATCGGTTGCAAAAGAAATTGAGTTAGAAGATGTTTTTGAAAACATGGGTGCTCAATTAGTTAAAGAAGTTGCATCAAAAACAGCAGATGAGGCTGGTGATGGTACAACAACCGCAACAGTTCTTGCACAAGAGATTGCAAGAATGGGATTTGAGGCAGTTGAAAATGGTTCAAACCCAATGGAACTTAAAAAAGGAATCGAATCAGCAATTAAAATTGTAGTTAAAGAACTTGGAAATCAAGCGATAGTAGTTGGAGATGATTACGAAAAAATCCAACAAGTTGCAACTGTATCAGCAAACAATGATACCACAATTGGTAAATTAATTGCTGATGCATTTGAAAAGGTAGGAACAGAAGGAGTTATCACAGTTGAAGAAGGTAATGGTATTGAAACTTATATGGATATCGTAGAAGGTATGCAATTTGAAAGAGGATATATCTCACCACATTTTATTACTAATCCAGATAAGATGGAGGCTTCATATGAAAATCCATATGTTTTATTGTATGATGGTAGATTAAGTTCTATGAATGATTTACTTCCTATACTAGAAGGTGTATCACAACAATCAAAACCTCTTATTATCATCGCAGATGATTTGGATGGTGATGTATTAGGAACATTAGTTGTGAATAAAATGAGAGGAAACCTACAAGTATGTGGAATCAAATCTCCAGGCTTCGGTGATAGAAAGAAAGAAATGATGCAAGATATTGCAACTCTAACGGGTGGTACATTCGTTACCTCTGATTTGGGTTACAAGATAGAAGAAGTTGGACTAGAAGTTCTAGGAACTGCCGAGAAGATTACGATTGGTAAAGATACAACTACAATTGTAAATGGAGCAGGTTCAACTGAAGATATTACAAATAGAATTGAGAACATTAAGGCACAAATCGAAACTGCCAAATCAGATTATGATAAAGAGAAACTTCAAGAGAGATTAGCCAAACTAAGTGGTGGAGTTGCAGTTCTTTATATTGGTGCTGGTTCTGAGGTAGAACTTAAAGAAAAGAAAGATAGAGTAGATGACGCACTTCATGCAACTAGAGCAGCAATAGAAGAAGGTATTGTTGAAGGTGGTGGAATTGCATTACTTAAAATACAAAATATGTTCGGTACTCCATCTGGTGAAGAATCAGAATCATTCCTAAAAGGAATCGATATTATCAACAGTGCATTGGCATCACCACTTTCTCAAATTTTAAATAATTGTGGAGTTGGTGTTAAAGATGATATTGTAAATTACATTAAACAGAATGGTGGTGGATATGATGCAAAGAATGAAGAATTTGTAGATATGTACGAAGCCGGAATCATTGACCCTAAGAAAGTAACAAGAACAGCATTAGAAAACGCTGCATCAGTTGCAGGTATGATTTTAACTACTGAATGTATGGTTGTTAATAAACCAGAAGAAAAACCACAATTTCCAATAATGCCAATGCAACCAATGGCCTAATGATAAAAGAATTAGAAAAATATACAAAGAGTAATAATCCTAACTGTGATTACTTTCTCATAGAAAATAAAGAGTGGGAACTAATCAAGGGTAAGTACGAACAAGATGTAGTTAAAGAATCTCTTGCTGAACTTGCTGCTACTTGGCCTCTACCTTATGCAACAGATAAATATGAATGGTCAGATGTTGTGAAGGATTACGGCAAATTAAAGGGAATACGCTGGAATGAAATGTTGAAAGAAGGTGAATGGTTCATGAGACAGGCAACAGAGACAAAGTATCCCCTTACCTTTGATGGTACTCCTCTATATTTCAAGAGGTATAATGTAGGTAATTTATCTAGTAACAAACACCAAGAGGCAAATAGATGGTCTATATGTTCTAGTGGTTATCCAGGTCCAAAAAGGACTTGGGAAACACCTGCGTTTATGAAATCTCTTATGGGTGCAGCCTATTCGTTAAAACTAGACCAGATTGGTAAAAAGGAATTAAGGTTAATGATTTCACTTCGTAAGTATATAGCCTCCCAGCATAAACCAAACATTACTAAATCTATAACAGAGTATTTTGGTAGTAAGAAAATACTTGACTTCAGTATGGGCTGGGGCGATAGGTTAAGTGGAGCCTTTGCTTCAGAAACTATTGAACACTATGTAGGTTTAGACCCTAGAAAAGAGAATCATCCTATATATGAAGAACAAAGAGATTTCTATACTAAACATACATCTTTCTTTGAGAACCCAACCAAAACAACATTTTATGAATCACCTGCAGAAGATTTTGATTATAGTGAGTATAATGATTATTTTGATTTAGTATTCACATCACCTCCTTATTTTAACGTAGAGAGATACTCACATGATGATACTCAAAGTTGGATAAGATATAAAGATATAGATGGGTGGAATAAAAACTTCTTACATAAAGCATTAGATAAAATTATTCCAACAGTTAAGAAGGGTGGATTGATTGCAATAAACATATCAGATGTTTATACTGCAGGTAAAGGTGGTAAAACATGGAAAGAGATTACCAATCCAATGGGAGATTTTCTAACATCTAAAGGGTTAAAATACAGAGGAGCAATAGGAATGGAAATGGCCAAGAGACCTAATAGTGGTGGAGCAGGTACAGTAAAAAGTACCGAATCAAATGAAAAACAATACTCTGAAGAGGTATTGAAACTATCCGAAGAAACTAAAGACAAAACTTTCGCAGAACCAATTTGGATTTTTGAAAAATAATTCAAAAATGCCTTGGAGCTTTAATATATTTTTCGTATATTAGCTTTGTAAGATTGAGGGTTTATCCTCTACTAAAACTAAAAAATGGAATATAGAAAATTAAGTTATGGGTTCAAACATGAGTTACTAACTCTTGATGAATTTAGGAGTGGGTATCTTTTAGATACTGATTGTCAACCAATCGGACAGAGGTTGGATACCGAAGTAGTTGGTAAAAAAGAAGGAATCATTGGTTCTATATTAGATGGACAAGATATAGGAATGATTACTATTGGTGAATCACCTAAAAACAAATTGTACAAATACGAATCAATTGATGGTGGTCACAGAAAAAGATACATCAAAGGTTATATGGAGAATAAATTTCCTGTCAGAGGAAAGTATTTTTCACAACTTTCTGATGAAGATAAAAAGTTATTCAAAAACTATCAGATGGTTTTATGTATTTACGGTCCTCTTTCAGTTTTTGAAAAGGGATTTGTATTTAGAAACATGAATCTAACAACTGATGTAAATCACCAAGAACATAGAAATTCATTTGGTGATATTGATATTGCCAACTTGATTAGATTCCAAGTAAGGAATGTGGTTGGTATCAATAACATACCTCACCAATTATTTGAATCAAGTGGTAAACATTTCAGATACTTAGGATTTAACAACAACAGATTGAGACAAGAACAATATGTAACTTATTTTACTTATAGATTGTTTCAAGATGAGAAAGTTGGTTCTGGTTCTCAGAGTGAACTTACTAAGTTTTATGAAAACGATTTTACTAAAGAACAAATAGATAAACTAAAAAGTGAACTTGATGAGTTATTATCATTCCTTTTAAATTGTAGTGTTGCTTTCAAAAAGAAAAGTACCACTGGTTTATCCCAAAGATATTTTAAAGTACTTTCTTTCCTTTGGTTTCATATGATGGATAATTGTAAAAAGTTTAAGGTTAAGAACAATGATTATCAAAACTTGATGAAACTATTCCAAGAGGCCGATTTAAGGGTTCAGAGGAAAGAAGAATTGATAGATTTAGATTTTGATGAAGGTAGAACAATTGGCCAGGCATATATGAATTATCCTGGTGGTTATACTGATAAATCAGATGATAAAGTAAAACAAACACTTATTTGGTTATTAGAAGAACTTGATATTGATGATATCTTTATTGAGTTGGATAATAAGAGAAGTTATACTAAACAAGAAAAAATAAACAAATTGATTGACCAGGATTATAAATGTTACATAACTGGTCAAGATGTTGATTACAAAGATTGTGAGGCTGCCCACATTACCGCATATGATAATGGAGGTAAATCTACTTACGATAATTTTGTAATGGTGTTGAAGAAACACAATAGAGATATGGGAACTATGAATCTCCATGATTATATGGAAACTTTAAAAAAATAATATTTGTACCAAAACATTTACTACCAAAGAGAAAAGAATCTCATACACTTGTGGGATGACAAATTAGGATATAGAACTTTCCCCTACACAAGATATGCGTATGAAAAAGCTGATAGGGGTGAATATCGTTCTATCTATGGAGATAACCTAACAAAGATTTACAAATTCTCAAAAGATAATCCAGACCTATTTGAATCTGATGTTGCTGAAACTACTAGAGTTTTGGTAGATACATATTCAG